AAGTAGACGAAGAGCTCCCGTTTGATATTCCAGAAGAATATGCAGAGTTTATGACAAAGCAAATGCAAATGGCAAAGCTTTCTCAGCATAAATCTCAGGAATTTAGCCAACTTGAGCGCGAAGTAGGAGCATTTCTTCAACAATTGAAGGAAAATCCTCGTAAAGCTCTCGCTAATCCATCTATCGGTATCGACGTTAAGAAGCTCGCCGCCGAGATCTTAGAAGATGAGATCGCTCAGGCTAATAAAACTCCCGAACAGATCGAACGCGAGGCTCTACAGGCTGAGCTAGAGGCTCTAAAAGCTGAACGTGAAGAGGAAAAGCTCCGTTTGGAGAAAGAAAACCTTGAACGGTTGACTGAGCACGAGTTTGAACGCTACGATAACCTCATGTCTAGTGCTCTTGAGACCTCTAATCTACCAAAATCTCCATATGTTGTCAAGAAAATGACAGAATATATGATCGAGGCTGTAGAAAGTGGTCTAGATATCGAGCCTAAAGACGTTATTCCTCTTATTCAAGAAGAAATGCAGTCTGATGTCCGCGAGCTTTTGCGTGCTTTGCCTGCTGAAATGGTAGAAAAGCTCCTAGGTGAAGAGATTATTACTGGACTCCGTAAGAGTCGGGTAGCCGCTGTCAAGAAACCGCCAGTTCCTATTAAGTCTTCTATTAAAGACGTTGGGCAGCGTAGTGAAAAGAAAGTAGAAGCAGCAAAACCTATGACGATTCGCGACTTCTTAGGTGTATAAGTATTTGTAATTACTGTACTCTAAATAAAATTAGGGTACAGTATGTATTTTTTAACAACTAGTATTGGATAACTCTGTAATATTATTGTACGAGTCAGCGATTCCCGGATATCCTTAACAGGACTCAGGTGATACCAAAGCAGGAAGATAATACCAAGGGGCAAATCTGATTAACAAAAACCAAAAAGGATAAATATGTCATTTCAATCACAAGACAGTCTGATTTTGGGGCGTCAATTGGAAGCTCAAGAGGTAGTAATTACTGCTGACTTGACAACCGCCATCTCTGACCTCCCAGGAAAAGTCACAATCGACAATAGCACGCTCACTGCTACTGTTATCACAATCGACCTCGGCGAAGACGTTTCAAAGTGCTTCCTCGCTGAAGTTCGTAACCGCACCACAGGCGCTATCGTAGCTATCGCTGCTGCTCCTGCTGTATCTGGTTCAACAATCGCTGTAACTTGTAACGGCACAGGACTGGCTTCAGTTGCTGTTGTTTTCAAGTACAAAGTACAAGAATAATTAAGGAGTTCTAAATGTCTACTGCAAATAAGTTCTCGACTGCAGACAACACCGTTGGCAATCTTAACGGTATGTTCAAAGAAGTTTACGCTGATAAGCTTCATGAGTTGATTCCAGAAGGTCTCAAACTCGTCAATATGATTAAGTTCATTGGCAAAGAAAAGCAAGGCGGAAACCTCTTCCACCAGCCAGTTATCCTCGGTATGGAGCACGGTGTTACCTTCGCTTCTAGCGACGACGACGCTTTCAACCTCAACCCGGCAGTTGCTGGCGTAATTAAAGACGCCCAAGTTCGCGGTAACCCTATGGTTATGCGTTCTCTCTTGGGTTACGTTGCTGCTTCTCGTGCTGCTAACGGCAAAAACGCTTTCATGGACGCTACAAAGTACCTCGTAGCTAACATGCTCCGTTCTATGTCTAAGAAGCTCGAAATTCACTTGCTCTACGGTCAGAAGGGCTACGGCTCTGTGGCTGCTGGCGGTGTTTCTGGTTCAGCTGTTACAATCGCTACTGCTGAGTGGGCTCCAGGCATCTGGGCTGGCGCAGAAGGTATGCCAATCGAGATCCTCGATGCTGCTGGCACTACTTCACGCGGCGAGTTCACTATCGCCTCTGTCAACATGGAAACTCGTGTTATCACTTTGAACGCATCTGCAGCTACTGCTGGTGTTGTTGCTACTGATAACGTATACCACAAAGGTGCATTCGGTAACGAGTTCGCTGGTATCCACAAGATTCTTGAGAACACTTCGACATTGTTCAACATCAACGCAGCTACTTACAACCTCTGGAAAGGTAACAGCTACTCTGTAGCCGGCGCTTTGAGCTTCCAAAAGCTCTCTAAGGGTGTAACTCGTGCTGTTGAGAAAGGCTTGGACACTAAGCTTGTTGTTATGGTAAACCCACGCGGCTGGGCTGACCTTCTTCAAGACTTGGCTGCTCTCCGTCGTATCGATGGTTCATACAGCTCTGCTCAGCTTGAAAATGGCGCTAAGTCAATCAAGTTCTTCTCTCAAAACGGTGACCTCGAAATCGTTCCTTCAATCTACGTGAAAGAAGGCTACGCTTACGGTCTCTGCGTTGAAGAGTGGATGCGTGTTGGTTCTAGCGACATCACGTTCAAGCGCCCAGGTCAAGGCGAAGAGTTCTTCCGCGACTTGGAAAACGCTGCTGCGTACGAATTGCGTCTCTACACGGATCAAGCGGTATTCTGCATGAGCCCGGGTAAGAACGTGCTCTACACAGGTATCGTTAACGCTGCCTAATTCTAATAACTTAGAATGATAAAGCCGGGGTTTACAGCCCCGGTTTTTATTTGCCCTCCACTCTCCCCTTAAAATCGCATATTAACAACTACTATTGGTAAATCTATCAATAAGGATACTATGCCTAGGTTAATAATTAAGGGCACCCCAGTCCAAATACCCGATTCTGCTGCTAGTCCAAACTGGGCTCCTGGTATTATTCAAGGATTTGAAGCTCTTGCTGACGCTGTAAATGCCATTACAGGCTCTTTTGACGTTGCTCCCCAGGTTCAAAACATTGACGCTAACAATTCTAGCACAAATGTCAACATTACAAATCTAAGCTTCCCAACTTCTGATGTAAGAGCAGCCACTATTTACTATAGTGTCTACCGTAAAACTGATCCTTCCGGTCCTCCTGATGGCGAAGAGGTTTCTGAGGGCGGAACTCTAGAAATCGTCTATAACGAAGCTCGCCCCTCTACTCAAAAGTGGGAAATTGTCCGTTCTGGAGCTGGAGATGCTAAAATCGACTTCAACGTTACAGATCTAGGTCAGATTCAGTTCTCTACCACTGCCTTGACTGGTATTAACCATGTCGGCACCTTGTCATTCCGCGCTATTAGTATTTTAAATTCGTAGGAGAATTCATGTTAAACATCAAAAAGTTCTGGAATGGCTTAAGAATTGTCGCAAAGGCTGTTCTTAGCTCAGATACAAAGGGCGAGCTAGAAGTTCTCGATTCTGATGGTAAGTTAAACTATCACAACGGCTCTACTCGTTCTCCTGTTGTAACAGAATCTCATACTGCAGCTTTTACGAATAAAACATTTGACGCAGACGGTACTGGGAATAGCCTTCTAAACATTGAAGATGCTAACATTAAGTCTGGTGCAGCTATTGACGCTGCTAAAATTGCAGACGGCTCAGTATCTAGTACAGAATTCCAGTATCTGGACGGCGTTACTAGCTCTATTCAAACTCAATTGAACGACAAGGCTTCTGCTAGTGGTCTAAGCGATCACATCTCAGATCCTACGGGTGCTCACGCAGCCTCCGCTATTTCTGTAACTCCTGTTGGTGCCCTAGTAGCTACGGATGCTCAAGCCGCCTTTGCTGAACTCGACTCCGATATTGACCTTGTCGGCTCTGATCTTGCTGCACACATCCTAGACTCTACCGAAGCCCACGATGCGTCTGCTATTTCTAACACTCCTTCTGGTAACTTAGCTGCTACTGACATCCAGGGAGCGGTAAACGAACTCCAATCTGATATTGATACCCGTGCTACCACATCAGCTCTTTCTGCACATACAGGAGCTTCTACTGGAGTTCACGGTGTTACAGGCGCAGTTGTTGGCACTACCGATACACAAACTCTTTCAGCTAAAACTCTTACTGCTCCGGTTATTAATAACGGTTCCGCTACTGGAACTTCTATCATTACCCCAGCTAGACTCGATGTAAAAAAAGATACGAAAGCCAATCTAGTAACTTACGCAAGCTCTGCTACAAACGGTGAGCTAGCCTTTGCTACTGACGAAAAGCGTTACTACGGTACAAAAGATCTCACTCTTACCTCCCTTGGTGGAGGCTCTCAGGGCTTGGATACATTTGTCCAGCTTTACGCAGATGAACAGATTACAGACTGGGCTACGGGAGATAACGCAACGTTCTTAGGTGGAGGTACTCTTGCTGGTACATTCGCTAGAGTAACGTCCGGTCAGCTGAACGGCGATGCCTCTTATCGCTACACGCAAGCCGCCGGTTCTCTTGATGACTACCTAGCTTCTCCAGTCCAAGCTGTTCCACTTAGATTCCGTGGACAAACAGTTAGCGCAACAATGTTCTATAGCTACGATGGCGGAAATTCTGACATTGAGTTCCTAATCTGGGATGTTACAAACTCTGCTCGTCTTACTACAACTTCTCAGACACTTCTATCTGCAACTTCTGGTTCGGTTTACAAAGTAAACTTACAAATTCCTGCAAGCTGCACACAAATTCGCGTGGGCTTTCAGGTTGAGGTTCTTAACTCAGGTAAAATCCTCAACTTTGATGACATCGAGATTTCTGCTGACACAACGCGTTATGCTGACCCCTCTACTGTTACAGACTGGCAAAGCTACACTCCAACCTACACAGGATTCGGTACGGTTTCTGCTTCAGAAATGCAATGGCGCAGAGTCGGTTCGGATGTAGAAATTCGCGGTAAGTTCACTTCCGGGACGTCAACGGCTGTAGAAGCTCGCGTTAGTTTGCCTAATAGCTACACTTCGGCAGGAACTGCGATTATTCCGAGTATTCAGAACGCAGGGAATTTCCTAAATGGTGCAGTGGTAACAGCTAAGGGCGGCGCTGTACTTGTTGAGCCATCTGCTACGTATGTTACATTTGGGGGTGCTAATACATATAACTCAACCTCACTCAACTCTCTAACTAAAGAAACAGGTAGTAACGTTGCTCAAACAGGAGCATCAATATCTATTGTAGCAAAAATCCCAATCGCGGGACTCTCCGCTTCTAATCCGCAAATCATCACAGCTTCTGAATCGTTCTCTACGGATACAGCACAGCTTACTTATGCGAGTTCTGCGGCTTATACGCTTTCTACGTTAGCAAACGCTCCAGTTGGTACGTTCATTACGTTTACTACTACAGGAGCTACCACTAATACCAAAGTACAGACTAGCTCAGCTCCAACGCAGACTACCTCTGATATGAACGTGAACGGTATTTTGCTTTATACTAGACCATACGGCTCAACTTCCCTAGCTACTCAACCGGCTACAGTAGCTATCCAGATCG